ACACAAAACATATCATACAATGTCTGATACAACTACAATCCGTTACGGCATGTCTAACACAGTCAGCCGTTCGTTCGATATTGATGCTACCGTTGGTAGCCTGCTCAATGATCGTTCTATCCTTGGTGCACTCTCTGCACCTGAAGGCTGCGTAGCAGTCAGCAATGGTGTCACACTGTCAGCAGACGAGCTGGTTGGTGACTACTCCACCATCACTCTTGAACGTCAAGCTTCAAGCAAAGCATAACACAAAGCCCTCGCTTATACGGCACAAAGTATAGGCGAGGGCAACCTCTTTACTCACAATGTCTGAATACACATACGAATTAATCCTAGACTCCGACGGCTTTTTCCACAAGCGGGAGATTAGAACCTCAGTTATCAAGGATGCAGAACTTGCATTACTTGATTGTGTGGTTGAACCAAAGCTCACAGTTAACCCAGTTAAATCTGTAGACTGTATCACTGTCCCTGTAATCGATGATATTAATGAAGATGTCCCGTTTTTTGTACATCACGCATATCAAAGCAAGGCTCCGTATGATGACCTAGTTGCATATGCATACTTACCTATGGGCTTTCCGTTGCCCAAGACAGATATCATCAAGTCTGACTATCTGACAGCCCGTGCAGGTGAGACCACCTACACACTATGTCCCCGTCGCTCTGACGGCACAAAGTCAGAAGAGAATGCTATCCGACCAAAGAACCTGTTGTTCTTCCACACTGAAGCGTACGACACGTACATCATGTTCAAGAACATACCGATCAATACAGAAGAAGGTACACTCGGACCCTTCCGTTCTTCGGTCAAAGCATACTTGTTTGGTGTGCATAAAGAAACGCATGACATCGTTAACTATGCGCTGCCTAACATCTATGATTCAGGTCAGATTTGCACAGGTAATGATACTTTTGCACCAGAAAGAAACATACACACGTTGACCACTACAAACGTCAACAAAGTTATCAAAGAGTTGTTGTACAACATTCACACGACTCAGATAAACAATGACTTACGTATGGCTTATCAGGAAGAACTGTACGCTGCATTCAAGATCGATACACTTGGTAATCGTTACCGTGTACAGAACAAAGAGGAGCAGCGCAGGATGCACCAACAAATCATAGATTCGGGAACAAGTGTAAGTAAAAACTACAACTTGTTCCACAGATCCGTATCACAAGATTACATAACCGAATTCGGACAATGGCTCAAATCACAGAAAAACTCTTAAATACTAAATCGTTACATCAACTCAGTGACCCATACTGGGATTATGGTAACAGCCCATCCTATGAAAGAAGCTATCAAAGACGAGACCGCGAAGCTCGTGACGTTCACGACATCGAGCACGGTCTTTCAGAAAAAGAACTACGTATTCTTTTCAAGATTCTTAGTCGGCACTATCAGGATTGTGGTCGTAAGCGTGGCGCGATTCTTCGCTACATTAAACATTACAAAGAGATAGAAGACCAGCAAAAGCCAAAGCTATCTCTCATCAAACTACATAGAAACATACTAAAATCATCACGATGAAACCAAAACTCAAAGCACTCATTATCGGTGCAGGCGGTGTAACCAGTTACATGCTGCCAGCACTTAAGAACAGTTTTGACCTACAGCTTACGCTCATTGACGGCGACGTCCTTGAGAAGCGTAACCTTGACCGTCAACTCTTCCGCAACAATCACGTCGGCATCAACAAAGCCGAAGCATTGATGCGCACGTATAACTTCCGCAAGAACGAAGGACACGTTATCCGTAGTTACTTCGACAAGGAAATGATGGACACGGAATACAAGTTCCTGTTCCACGATGCTGACGTACTAATTTGCTGTGCTGACAATCACCCAGCACGCCGTCATCTATTGGAAGTTGCAATTGAATTGGAGAAACCAATTCTGATTTGCGCTAACGAATACTCGACCAGCCAAGCGTATTTCTTTGATCCGCGACTGCTCAGCGAGTATCCAATGATGAACCCACTTCTCAGGTATCCTGAGCTACTAACCTCGAACGAGGGTTCCCCCATCCGTTGTCAGGGTGAGGCACTTGAATCAACGCCACAATTAGCAATAGCGAACCAAACAAGTGCCTCCCTTGGCAACCTTCTTCTATGGATGTGGTTCTCAGGAGCCGACACCGTTGAAGGTTATATGCCTGTGGAGTATCAAACCACGTTCTCGCGCATCGAGACTATTACACTCGATGACCTAGCTAACATTCGAATCCCTACTCACAATGTCTAACGAATATGCCGTATATGATAACCAAGTATTTAAGCGCGTTAATCACCCGCTGTTTACTACGTACCAATTACAGGACGTCCCAGAAGTTCCGTCACTTACACCAAAGTGGTACGGTAAGAAGATACCGCTCGAAATGTGGCGGGACATTCTTGCGTTCATGAAGATCAGCTACGACAAGCTGTACTCAGAAACATTACTGTTCCTATACTATGATGAAGACAATAGTGAAAGCCCTTGGTCTTATTGGATCCCGCCTCAGACAACAAGTGGAATGTCTGTCAAATCTAATCCAGAGAATCCAGAGTTTGCGAAACAACGTGCCGCCTATCCTGACACCTTGTTTGGTACTGTTCATCATCATTGCAGTACATCTGCATTTCAATCAGGAACGGATGAGGCAGATGAAACAAATCGTGAGGGATTTCACTTTACCATTGGTAACCTCAATAATACCGACGAATGTGACGTACACCTGCGATGCACGTTAGGTAATATCTCTGTAGATGTAGACGACCTGTCGACTGTATTGGAAGATGTGCCAACCTTGTTTAAGAAGCATATCGGGACGCTAACTCCGAAAATGCAAGAAGTAGAACAGGAGTGGAAGCGTAGCCAGTACACAAAACTGCCAGACATCACAAAGTTTAACTTTGATGAAGAGCTGAAGAACGTGGACAAGCCTGTATGGAACAAACCGTACACGACTACACGTTACAGTAGTCCAATGACAGCTATGCAGTCTTCGTTCAACTACGGTGACGACTACTGGAAGGATGATGACATGACACCAGTAAAAAAAAGTTCACTGCCAATAGAAGACGTCGTAAACGAAATCATTCTGGCAACAGAAACAGATGACCGATGCGAAGCTAGTGTCTGCGAATACTACACAAAGTTTGAGTCCAAGCACGCTCACCACCTAGTTGAAGACCTCATCTACGGTAGAACCGAAGATGAAGAGTACGAACGTGTGGTGGGTGAGATGTTGCACAGCGACTTTTTCTTATCGACACCAGAAGGTAAATACTTTGAAACATTTGTTAACACCAAATGCGAAGAGCTTGGCATCACAATAGATGATCTAAGAGAAACCTTATACAGTATACTATTTAACTATGAAAACGGAGAAACAGTTCAACCAGTGGTTGACGAAGCAATTCTATGAAAAAAGCAAAACAAAAGTTTGCGTACAACGTATCGAAACTACTACGGGAAACGGAGTACCTGATCTACTGGTCATCCAATCGGACAAGATCATGCTTATTGAGAGCAAGTTTGAGACTAGAAGCTTACGCGCAGAACAAGCCGCGTTCCAAATAAGAGCCAATGAGATTATGAGAGGTGGTACAAATATATGTTGTACATTATGTGCCTACCCCAAGACTAATCGTCTCGTAGTTCAAAAATTCAATGCAATGTCAATCACAGATGAAGGCATCAAGCCAACATACGCAGTCGAGTTTACCCTTGACGGCGAAGGCTTTGACGACTTTCTTCACTACATTAGATAAACTTTCGTCCTCGCCGATACGAGAACCCGCAAGGTTTTTAACCACGCGGAAATCAACATCACCGAACACGAAACCAGCGACTCTGTACAGCTGGTACACCAAACTGTATAGACTAGGCGACGCCTGACCACCCGAGGGTATGCATCAATGTCCTTCCTAGATAACTGGGTAGCTTCGGCTACCCAGCCAATTTCTTAACTAACATAAACCCAACATCATATGCAAGAATCAGACCCAGAAATGATACACTCGTTGCTCAATATGGTTGAGCACAAAACAAAAGAAATCCTCGATAGTGACGTACGCTACGAGATGCGTGAAGCAGCACGCTGGGCTAAAGCAAAAGGTCTTATCCGTAAGAAGACCGACGACGAGATCCACAACGAACTACTACGGAAACCGTGGATCGAAGTTAACCGAATCATCCGTTCCAAGGAACGTGAGCAAGAGGATGTTGGATAAATTTGTGGAGCGTATTTTTATCTTTGCGCTCCACAAGTCATTTTGTGGGGCGGCGACGCTCCATAAATAAACCTTTACCCTATGTCCTCTCCTGCTCCCTATGGACTATGCGTAATTCGGCTTGCGATATTAGGCTCGCCGCGCCTCTTTCCAATATAGCAGTGACGGCTACTCACCTGAAGCAACAGGGAGCAGCGGAGTTGATCGCCGCTGGGGTGTTTATTTACCTTTAAATCAGCCAGTTAACTACCCAAATTTTGTCACAAATTACCCCTTCAACTTGTGACAAAAATACAGCCGAAATCAACCCTCAGTTGACTTCGGCGTTAACACTCAAAACAAATATTATGAGATATAAGAACGTAGAATTTCGGCGACCAAGTGTCGCTGATTCAAATGGTCATACCACGTCGAGCGACCGACCAGCAGAAATTGTTGCTTGGCAAACAGCATCAAACGGAAAAGAAAGCTGCTATACTCTTTGCTGGCTCAAGGAAGATAAAGAAGGTTTCTACATCGAGACTATTGGAAATAGGTTTACTGAGTACGGAGTGTGTGACGATGGTGAAGCATTGATGCACGTTGCGCGGTATGCCTTGCGAATCTTAGATACTGAAAAAGAATTTAAGGAAGGATGTTATGAAGGATAAAGAGACACCACTGGAGCGGTATACACGTGATACTCTGAAGATTTATGGATGGACTTATACTATCGGAGGTCTACTTGGGTTGATTCTTTTATTGATTTTATGCCTGACGTCCCAGTAACTATGAGCGAAACACCTAGAACGGATGAGCAGGAACTGGCGTACATGGCTGAAGACGGTTCTACCTATGTCCACACAACCTACGCTATTCCGCAAACTAATATGCAAATACCATTATTTGAGCCAGACTCGCTATGGCGACCACCTTCGGTGCTACCACAGCTCGGCGACGTAGTAGCCATTGACCTTGAAACCTGTGACCCGAACCTCAAGAAACGCGGAGCAGGCTACAAGCACAAAGACGGTCACGTCGTTGGCATCGCCCTAGCAGACGAGCACACGGAAATTTATCTGCCGTTCGCCCACATGAGTGGCGACAATCTTGATAAGAACATAGTCCTTTCATATGTGAGTAATGTAGTTAAAGGTTGCAAAGAGCTAATCTTTGCCAATGCAACCTACGACCTAGGATGGCTTGAGACAGTTGGGGTTTCTGTCTCAAGCCACATTAGGGACATTCAGGTAGCCGAAGCTCTGATTGACGAAGAGAAGTTCACATACTCACTCAACTCACTGTGCAAAAAATACTTAGGCACTACGAAGGAAGAGAAGCATCTCGAAGAAGCTGCCAACGCTTACGGCGTAGATCCAAAGAGCGGTATGTGGAAACTACCCGCACGGCACGTAGGATTGTACGCAGAGCGAGACGCACGCTACACATGGGACATCTATCAGAAGCAGATTCCACTGCTCATAGAAGAGGATGTGTGGGACGTGTGGCAACTGGAGTGCGACCTCGTGCCCGTTCTGGTACATATGACTCTCAAGGGTGTGCCTGTAAATCTGGACAGCGCGGAGCAACTGAACAACGAGCTGAAGAAACGTGAGATGATGCTCACCGAGAAGTTCAAGAATCTGGACATCTGGTCACCACCGCAGCTTGGTCGCTACTGCGAAAGCTTAGGTCTTGTTGTCCCACGCACAGAGAAGGGTAACTACTCGGTGTCTAAAGAGTTCTTGGAGCACTGCGAACACCCAGAGGTCAAGCAGATACAGGAAGCTCGTAGTATTAACAGGCTTCGGAAGGTGTTCATTGAGGACATTATATTGAACGGCAACCACAAGGGGTACATACACGCAGAGTTCAGACAGACTGCATCCGATCACGGAGGCACTAGGTCTGGTCGTCTCTCGTCCCGCAATCCCAATATGCAGCAAGTACCCAAACGCAGCTCTATTGGTAAGCAGATCCGTGCGCTTTACATAGCTGAGGAAGACAAGCTCTGGTGCAAGGCGGACTACAGTTCCCAAGAACCCAGACTCCAAGTACACTATGCGCTGCTCGGTCAGTTCGGTAAACCGCTGCCCAAAGCAGTAGATGCGCTGGAGTCCTTCAAGAAGGGCGAGAAGCTGTACTCATTCTTTGAGAAAGCTACTGGTCTACCATATGATACCTGCAAGATGCTTTGCTTGGGCATCAGTTATGGTATGGGCAACAAGAAAATGGCATCAACTCTCGGTATCTCCGAAGAGATGTGCACAACGACGCAGCGGAAGTTCAATGCTGAAGCACCGTTCCTCAAGATTCTCTTTGACAATGTAATGAACCGAGCAAACAAGGTTGGTCATATCCGCACCATACTTGGTCGCAAGGCACGGTTTGACTTCTGGACACCGAGCTTTGACCAGTCTCCAGTGAAGACACGGACAGCAGCAGAGAAGAAGTATCCAGACCAGCAGCTTAACAGAGCCTTTGTCAGTAAGGCACTTAACCGATTGATTCAAGGCTCTGCAGCAGACCAAGCAAAGAAAGCTATGGTTGATGCGTACCGAGCTGGCTTTGATTTACGTCTCCCAGTTCACGATGAAATTAACTGCATGGTCAATTCTGAGCAAGAAAGTCTTGACTTAAAATTGATCATGGAGAATGCTATCCCACTCAAAGTTCCAGTTGTTGCCGACATAGACCTCGGACCAACTTGGTGCTAACACAATATGCAAAACGATATACTAGAAGAAGCTCTCCAAATAACCAACGGAGATCGACGAGAAGACTACGGCGACTGCAAAGTAGAGTTCGACCGTATCGCAAAGATATGGTCTGTACTCTTTGAGACAGACATCACACCCAATCAAGTGGCACTTGGTATGATTGCTCTTAAGCTAACACGCCAGATGCACTCTAACAAAAGAGATAACTGGGTTGATATCGCTGGCTATGCACGAGTCGGACATATCGCAACTAACACAATATAACAATGACTGATCCATTATTAGAAGAACCAGAAATCATTCCTATCGGAGAGATTGCACTGGAACAACCACGAGATGTTCCGCTCAGCGAACTTACCGCTAAAGCAGAAGAACTCGTTCAACTGGACGAGCACGTACTCGACCTAGAGAAAGAACTGTCGGAACTCAAGCAAGTACGCAAGACTGTGGCAGAAGAACACATTCCAATGATTATGGAAACTGCTGGTGTAGATACGCTACAACTGAGCGACGGCAAGAAGATTGCCATCAAACAGTTTGTAGATGCCCGTATCCAGAATCCAGACGTAGCATTCAACTGGCTGCGTGACACCAACAATGACTCAATCATCAAGAATGAAATCAAAATCCAACTCGGACGAACAGAAGATAGTAAAGCTCAAGAAATTGTCGAAACGATACAAAGAGAGTTCGGCATCGATGCAGACGTTAAAATTACTGTCCACAATGCAACGCTCAAAGCCTTTTGTCGCGACGCACTGGAAGATCCAGAACTAGCGGCATCTATGCCTCGTGAAGCCTTTGGTATTTACCAAGGTAAGCGGGCAAAAGTAACAAAGTAACAAAGTAACCAAAAGTAAAATAAGTAACCAAAAGTAACTATGGCATTCGATATCACAACCGTAGCAGGCAAAGGCACAGAGAATCTGGATTCAGGTTCCGCTATGCCTTTTATTCGTATCCTACAGGATATGTCTCCTCAACTGAAGAAACAAAAAGAAGAATATATCGAGGGGGCAGAGTCTGGTGACTTGTTCTTTAATAAGAACAAGACCGTGATACAACAACCTGCTGAAATCATCCCATGCTTTACACAATCCGTGTACACAGAATGGGTTCCACGCAGTAGTGGTGGTGGCTATGTAGCTACGCACCCACTAAGCATCACGTCCAATCCCAAGTATGAGAAGGGTCGTGAACGTCAGTATGACGAATGGCTTGGTGACAACGAACTGCGTTTCACAACATACTTCTTTGTTCTGCTCAACATCAATGGTGAGTGGGAACAGGCTGTTATTCCGTTCACGGTATCACAGCTCCGAGTCGCAAGGAAGTTCACAAACGACATCAACCGATTCCGATATGAAGACGATGATCTTAAGGGTGTTGTACCTCCTCTCTTTGCTCAAAAATGGGAACTGGGGACAACACTGGAAACAAACAAAAACGGTGATGACTACTATAACTTCAGCATCACTAACAGCACTCCGCTGGACTTGGAAGCAGATGAAAATCTACTGTCCTTGGCTGCTGAAACATACACTGCAGCTACTGATACTCCTCTGCTACAAACTTCAGAGACTCCTCAGTTGGTTGATTCAGCCACTGCAGCGGATCCGTACTAAACTACCATAAGTTAGTTAACCACACATAAGCCTTGGGGGTCTTCATTCCCCCAAGGTTTTTTTGCCATGATCCCACTTACACATTTAGCTACACAATTTAACGAACTATTCAAAGCCAACCCTAACGTCTTTGGTCAGACAAAACTGACAGGCAAAGTTCGTGACAGGGATGGCAAGCAAGATTCAAAATCTTTTTTAGTAAAGTCCCAACTAACTGTTGATGTGTGGGAGCAGCACATCAAAGGCGAACGTCTGATTGGTTGTACACCAATCCTTGAAGACAACAAAGTTGTGTGGGGAGCACTGGACATCGACGTGTACCAAGATTCCAGTACCATCGAAGACTTACGAGCCAGCGTCAACGAGCATAAGTTGCCGTTTGTTATATGTCGTTCCAAGTCTGGTGGTGCGCACGTCTACCTGTTCATGTCGGAGCCTGTTCCAGCAAAGGATATGATTGACAAACTAAAGACGTACAGTGCGTTCTTTGGTCAAGGCGTCTGTGAGATATATCCGAAGCAGCCAAAGATTGGTAACCGCAAGGACGATAGTAAATACGGCAACTGGATCAATATGCCGTACAGCGGTAACCCTACGTTACAGTATGCCATTGACGAAGAAGGTCAGGCACTGAACCCAGAAGCATTTATTGAGTACGCAACAAAGCGTAGATTATCGTTAGAAGATTTTGGCAACCTTGAAGTTCCCAAGTTGGGAACCGAGGAGTTGTTGCCAGAGGGTCCACCTTGCCTGAATTATATATTCGAAAAGAGAACCAAAGAATCAGAGAACCGAAATGTAACATTGTCCAATGTAGCAGTGTACCTCAAAAAAGCAGAGCCATCGGACTGGAAATCAATGCTTCATAAATTCAATAAGAAGTTTTCAGATCCTTTACCTGACAGAGAAGTAGACGCCATAATCAAGTCCTACGAGAAAAAGGACTACAAGTACCAGTGTGCCCAAGAGCCACTGTGCAGATACTGTGACGCTAAGATGTGCGGACAACGTCGTCACGGAATCGGGCAGGAAGAGTTCCTGCCAAACAACCGTTCGCTTATCCAGCTCAAGAGTGATCCACCACTGTGGTTCCTGACTCTTGACCACGAAGAGATACAGCTAACGACCGCTGAGTTCGACAACTTCAATATGTTTAACCAGCGCGTAATGGAGCGGTTACTGTTCAAGTACCCGCCAATCAAGCAAGAAGACTGGGTGAAGCAGCAGAACCTGCTACTCAAGAACTGTGTGCGCATCGAAGTACCATTTGAGATGACGCCTGTTGGACAGTTTGTTGAATATCTGTCCACGTTCTGTGCCAACGCCAGCGAAGATGTCAGCCACATTAAGAACGGTGCTGTCAAACAAGCTGGTAGTTGGTACGTCTTCCGCATGGTTGACCTAAAAGATTACTTGAACCAGCAGCGGTTCTCGGAACTAGCAGACAACAAACTGCTGTCCGTACTTAAGCGAACACTAAAAGCTGACACCACACGAGTATCGCTCGGTGGTTCACAGATCCGTTGCTGGCGGGTACACGGTGACAACCTACACCTTGACCCAACACAGCCAATGCCGAACCTAGAAACTGATGACAACTACTAATACAACAATTTATGTAGCCAGTGCGGGCACAGGTAAAACAACCACACTGATGGACAGGCTGTCTGTCTGTCTGGAAAACACCAAACCGAGCAAGATTTGCTTTACCAGTTTTACCAAAGCAGCAGCACAGGAAGCTATCGACCGCGCTCTTGTAAAGAATCCTGACTACGAGGAGAAAGACTTCTCCGCATTCAGTACACTGCACGCGCTGTGCTACCGACGTGTACCACACAAACAGATGCTGAACAGTCAGGACTACAAGTTGCTTGGTCAGTTAATGGGTCTGTCAATCACAGGTTCCGCATCGCTGTACAACAACAACTCGACCAATAATCTGGGTAAGGGTGACAGGTTACTACAGTACGAGTCACTTATGCGTAACACGCTGCAACCAGCAGCCACGGTTCTTGCGGATCAAGTCAATACAAAATTCAAGCCCGAAGAACTGGAAGAGTTCTCAAAATTCTACCGTCAGTTCCGAGCCGAGAAAAACAAGTACGACTTCACCGACCAGCTGGAAGCATTCCTTGCCCACAAGGTAAAACTGAATGTTGACTATCTGTTCGTTGACGAGGCACAGGACTTGTCGCCGCTTCAGTGGAACATCATTAACTACATTTCCAAGGAAGTTAAGCAGGTGTTCATTGCTGGCGACGACAAGCAAAGTATCTTTAAGTTCTCTGGCGGTGACCCTAAGTCACTGATTGAAAAGGAAGGTGACCGTATCGTTCTGGACACAACGTACCGCCTGCCCAAGAAAGTACTTGCGTATGCAGAAACCGTAGCCGATCAGATCACAGAGAAACAGGAGTACAGTGTTACACCGTACGAGCACAACGCCGAAGGCTGTGTACACAACATCCGTTCGCTGGACGATCTGGACTTTACCCAAGGAACTTGGTTCCTGCTCTGTCGGAACAAGGTTCTTATGTCCATCTTCGAAGGCTACCTGCTAAAGAAGAAACTGTTGTTCGTGTCAGGAGGTGACACATCGCTATTCAAAGAACGTCAAATCTTCTTCATCAAGATGTGGGAACAACTACGTCTGGGTTACAAGTTCAAAGCATCGCTCATCAAAGAACTGTACCGCGACTATCTACCGACAGGTGTAGCCGTGGGACGTGGAGCCAAGACACTTATTGATACAATGCCAGACAACCACTTGTTTGAGAAAGAAGAACTCATCTCCAACTTCGGTCTGCGCACACTTGCAAAGTGGGATCAAGTGTTCCGTCTACCAGACGCAACCAAGTCAATCTTACTGCACGCAGAAAAAGAAGGTACGTTTGACAAGGCTGCCAACATTGAAGTAAATACCATTCACGCATCAAAAGGTAGAGAGGCTGACAATGTAGTTGTTATGCCCGATATGACACAGACTACCTACCAACACTATCGTAAAGATCCAGACAACGAACACCGTGTATTCTATGTCGCCTGCACACGCGCCAAGAAAAACCTGTATCTGCACTACCCAGTAACCACACGATTCTATCCGTTACCATGAACTACGTATACAAAACAAAACCATTAAAACACCAGCGCGAAGCAGTTGAGCGATTTGCCAACAAAGCCTACGGTGCGCTGTTCTGCGAGATGGGTACAGGCAAGACCAAAATTGTACTGGACATCGTTCGCAACTCCACAGACTTATTCGAAGCTGTCGTCATTGCTCCCAATGGTCTACACCACAACTGGGAAGTAAACGAAATCCCCAAGCACGTTGGTTCCAGTAACAACACACCAGTTCTAACGTACTGCTGGAAGGGACCAATCAAATCAAAGAAGGCGCAGCAGGAGTTCAACCGATTCTGCAAAACAACGGACGTCTGCAGAATCTTCCTAATCAATGTAGAAGCGATACGTACCGCTGCTGGCTTTGACACCACTAACAAATACTTGTCTACCTGCGTCGGTCTTAGGCATATGATTATTGACGAGTCCACCTGTATCAAGAATCCAAAAGCGATACAGACAAAGCGTGTGCTTAAACTGGCTGAACAGGTTGACCGTAAGTGGATACTCAACGGTACACCGATCACACAAAGCCCACTTGATTTGTTTACGCAGTGCAAGTTCCTCAACAAGAACGCTATTCCGTACACCACGTACACCGCGTTCAAGCACGCGTTTGCCATTGAGACTACAATGACAATGGGCAGCCGTTCGTTCCGTAAGATTATCGGTTACCAGAACCTTGAGAACCTGACCAAGTTACTTGAGCCATTCACTCTGCGTATCGAGAAGAAAGACTGCTTGGACTTGCCAGACAAGACATTTACACAGGTAGCCGTCGAAATGACTGCGGAACAACGCAAGATCTACAAGTCAATGAAAGACGACTGCCTCGCACTTTTGGAAGGTGGCGAACTAGTCACATCCACCATCGCGCTAACGCGCATCGTCAAGCTACAGCAAATCCTAACAGGATTTATCACAGCTGATGACGGCACAGAACACGCCATTGAAAACAACAGGATAGCTGCTCTCTTGCAAGTTGCGGAGACAACACAGCCTCTGGTAGTGTTCTGTGCCTACAAGTTTAATATCCAGCAGATCCGTGAGGCTCTGGAGAAGAAGTTCCCCAGCAAAAAGATCGTAGAGTACACTGGCAATGTCAGTGACAAGGTACGTAACGAAGGAGTTCGTCAGTTCCAAAATGGTCAGGCTGATTTCTTCCTCGCCACCTCTGCTGCTGCGAAGGGTTTGACATTACACCGTGCATCAACAATGGTGTATTACTCCAATAACTACAGCCTTGAAACCAGACTCCAGAGCCAAGACCGCATCCACCGTATCGGTCAAGACAATAAATGTACATACATTGACCTTGTGGTTCCACAAACTGTAGACGACGCGATTCTTAAACGACTTCAAGAAAAGAAAGAACTGTCCAACATGGTGCTGGACGACTTAATTGAAATCATAAAATGACCAAAATACCATCAACCAACCGCTCAATATTCGACCAGAACCAGCAAAGAATACTGGAACGTGGTCTGCATTCACTATCACTAGCCTGTGACGCACTCACAGAACAAAACAAACAACTCAACAAAGACATACAGGCACTCAAGGCTAAGAATGCACGTCTTGAAGAAAAGCTTTTAACACTATAGCTATGAAACGTAAAAAGGTAGATCTCGTCCGAGAGTATATTAGTAAGTACCCAGAACATGGGAACCGTACAATTGCTCTGTTAATCATCAAAGAAAACCCCAACCTGTACACAAGTGTAGAAGCTGCCCGCAATGCAGTACGCTACGCTCGTGGTAACTCTGGGAAGAAGAACCGCAAGGACGCTGGTCCCAATACCAAGTATTTCCGTAAGAACGGCAAGGCTGGTGAGTACAAGATCCCCAAGTCCCTTGTTTCCAAGAAACGTGTGGTCAACTTACCAGACGGTAAGACGCTGTTACTTTCGGACATCCACCTACCTTTCCACGATGTTGACGCTCTTGAATGTGCGCTTGACCACTGTAAAGACCCAACCAATATTGTACTGAATGGCGACACAGTTGACTTCTATGCAACCAGTCGCTGGGAATCTGACCCGAACAGTCGTGACCTAGCAGGCGAGTTACAGGCAAGTCGCCAGTTCCTAATGCACCTGCGTGAGCGGTTCCCTGAAGCCAATATCTATTTCAAAGTAGGTAACCACGAAGAACGCTGGGAGAAGTTCCTGTGGCGCAAGGCTCCAGAAGTCTGCGGTGTACCAGACTTTAAGCTTGAGAAACTTCTACGCTTTGAAGACTTGGACATCCAAGAGATCGGCGGTCGTCAACTATGTAAGGCTGGCGGACTCTGGATACTTCACGGACACGAGTTCTTTAACACCTTTGACCCAGTAAACTTTGCGCGTACGTTACAGGTAAAGACTGGAGTCTGTACAATCGCTGGTCACAAGCACAAGACCAGTCAACACTCAGTCAAATCTATGGACAACAATACAATCGCCTGCTGGTCGGTCGGTTGCTTGTGTGACCTAGAGCCAGACTATATGCCAGTGAACCAATGGAACTTGGGCTTCGCTGAAATCACCCACAAGGGTAAAAAGTTTGAGGTAAACAACTACCGTATTATTGACGGACAAGCTTACCGATAAAAGCAATAAGACACAAAAAGCCCCAGATCGTAAGGTCTGGGGCTTTTTTTATTATGAGAATCGTGAAATAACTCGATTCCAATCAGCATCTGCAACAGCAATTGGATCACGACCAGATGTAGTCAAGTCTTCAACTGCCATTCGGTATAGACGTTTCAATGGTCTTGGATCGCCGCCAAACGCAGTACTGTGACCAAACTGCAGTTTACTCGAGCTATAGTCATGTGTGATAGTTTGTAAGGCTGCACCACCACCAGAAACAGTTGTAGTAGCTGTTTTGTACCTCCAGCTTAGTGTGTCGCCATATGTATGAACAACAAGCTGAGTAATCGCATTACTTACATTATCCTTAAATCTACCGCCTGTTGCAGAACTTGCGCTATTTTGAGAACTAGTTCCTGTATCACGACGAACAGATAAATCACCATTTGTGCCACTTTGTAGGGCAGCTAAGATCCAAGCATCTCCAGTGTTGTATGCAATATTTGAACCCATAAATTGCTCAATAGAAGCATCACTATCCCACCAAGAAGCATCTAAGAATTTACCATACATAGTGATTGCATAGTTATGCTCATTAGTTCCACCAGTATTCCAAATAGTGCTACTAACAGCCGCAGGTAACTCAACAACACCCGTTGCAGCACTATATGGAGAAACGCCATCGGGGGCAAAATCAAGCCCACCACCTGCAATGTTTTCACCATCATTTGTAAATAACGCAAGTACAGCATCGTTCTTCTCAGCAATGTCATAAAGAACTGCACCGTTTGTCGGTGTACTAGTACCTCCTCGCCACGAAAAAGCATCAGAAAAGTCACCTAAAAACAAAACACCGTTATTATCACCACTTAAAAAATCGTCACGACGTATTTGTGGTAATGTAGTATCACCAAAAGATTCATTTAATTTTGTTATAAGACCCATAATATTCCTTTATTTTTTTGTTTACACTGTGTATAAATAATCTACGATTGCTCTACTCATTAAATAACCACCTACATGTGTTGGGTGTACTCTATCTGAGTTCATTATATTTGCATCAACAAGTAATTGAAATTGCGCATCAACCCCAGAAGTTAATCCAGTAGATTCAATTGGTTGCACAATACGAGAAAAATCAATAAAACCGCAAGATTTATCATGTGCTATTGAAATTAAAGCATCTCGATAATCACCTAATTTATAAGTCTTAGGGTCTTCCCACTCATACTTGGTAAAAGTAGGTAACATCAACACAATATCTTGCATTGGTTTAACTTCACGGATATTATCAATAATTCTTTCAATCCATGTGGTGTAATCCCCAGTCGGAGAGAAATTGTTACCCATCTCATTAGTAGCAAACATAATAAATGTTGCATCTGAGTCGAGTTCTGCAAAAGAGTGCTTCCATAAATCTGTAGCAGCAAATACTCCACCTGTTGCTCCAGACTTGCCGCACTTATGCAGCTGAAAACCACTTAAATTATTATCGGTAACATCTTTGTCACCAACACCTCCAAGAAGAATAACATTTGTATCGCATGTCACTGTAATATTATAGGGAACACTTGTTTGTGCAGATAAATTAATATTAACGGTAGATACAGATTCAGTAGCATTCGTTGAAACAGTGACCGCAGCTCCTCCGTTTACACTATAAGTAAAGTCACCTCCACCCGTCTGAGTGACATACATTAACTTAAAAGAATCCAGTGGTGTACCCTTTACCTCAATGTCAAAGGTAGCACCATTTGTATTTGACTCAATGTGAGAAGCGTCTGGTCCATGACCACCGCCCGCAGTTAGATCAAATTTTGCTACGTTTGCAATATCTATATCCATGTCTAACTCAGAGGTATCCACGGATAAATTAGGTAATCGAGCACTTCCATCAGAGTTCAGACTGTGCCAAGCAAAACTAAGATAACCAGCTCCAGCATTTTGAAAACCTTTTCCACCATTTTTAGTGGAAAGCATCATATCTCTAAAAGGCTGGCATACGCGAAATGACCCATGCGTGTATGAATCACCAATCATACACACCTTAATTGGTCCTTTAGCAATATCATCAGTACCATTTGGTTCAGCATGACCAAGGTAAGCTACGCGACCTAACTTCATCCGCAAAAGCCGTGTAGCATAATCATTTAAAGTTGTTGTATAACCAGCAGCTGTAACGCCCTGACTCTGAAGCGTACTAACATCACTCTGTAGTGTTGTAACATCACTCTGTAGTGTTGTAACATCGCTTTCTAATGTTGTAATATCAGCTTCAGCTGTTGTTACTCTTGTTAATAGTTCGCTGTACGACTTATTAACAATATCACCATTCTTTTTAACTGCAAAAGCAACAAAATTCTGATTGTCGTGAACAACAAATGCATACTGAGCAAAAAGTGATGTAGATCCTGCTTCTGATACTTCAATATCTCCAACTGGAATAGTTCCTTCAACTGTTCCAAAATTTGCAGTTATTTGACCAGTTAGTTTATTTTGCGTAACGCTAAGACCATTAGCAACTGTAGTGTTAATTGGTAGATTTGCGTATACAACACCATTTGATTTAATATATAAAGGTGCAAACCCATCCTGATCTACAACACTCCAAAAAATATCTGGATTTGTTATATTCTCAAAACGACGTTGTACATCTTGAGCTAATTTTTCAAACGTCACCTGATTTGCAAGAAGATAAACAGGCGTTGCACCCCTTAATAACCAATTTGTACCATCGCTAAATACATAGCCACCATCTTCGGCAGTCCCTGTTGGCGCATTTGCTCCTGTAAATGTTCCAGAAATACCATCAATAAAAGCCCACTTTCCTGTATTTGCTGTTGGGTCTGCAAAATCAGCAGTAAGCGATGTAATTGCACCTAAGTAATTTTCTGGGTCCAAAGAACCAGCAATTGCGCTTTTTAGTTCAGGTGTTAACAAATCATAACGAACTGAACCCTCATTTGCATTATTTAAATTTGTATCCGCTTTTTCATTAATAACCGATATTGGATAAATACTGGACACTGAGTTACCGTTTTCGTCAGTTACTGCAATATTATCTTCTACAGCATTTGTATCCGTAGCAGCTGGGGTATAGTTATTGTATAAACCCTGATTAGAGATTCCTGTAACATTTTTAGCTGGTGGTGTTCCTTGGGCATAAGTAGTTGCATCAGATATATTATCAAAATCACGTACATCACCATCCCAATCCAACATGGCTATGTAGTCATTACCAGAAATAGTTCTTATTGTACCACCATTATCTGTATGCACTCCTGTTGCACGCTTCCACTGCCTTGTCGGAGAATCTCCAAGCATACTACGCCCAGATGTAGTATACACCAAATCAATACTTGGTAACGTCGTTAACCCTTTTAAATAAATCAATAATTGACTTACAGTTATATCTGAGTTATTGGCTTTATTGAGTATTTCATCAATAGTGGAGCCTTCAAGAGAAAGTGTGTACGGATCTGGCATAATAAATTTTGTAAATTGTTAGCATTTCCACTTGCGCAATGCAAGTGCTTTTCTTGTAGGACGACCTTTTTCGTCCTTCATTGGTCCCTTGACCCCGCCCATACGAGCACAAAAAGACTTGCGACGCTTAGAAGCCTTAGACCCGCGCTTCACTTTACCAGTTACAGGAGCCTTTAGATTGGCTCCTTCCTTGGCTTTAAAGTACCGACGTCCCGCTGCGGTCAGACCGCCTGTCTTGCTCTTATGTTCTTTTCTCATTTTTTTCTACG